ACGAGATGCAAGACACAGTAAGTGCCCAGAATATGAGCGCTTCGACGGGAAAGCAAACTGCTGATCCCATCGGTGCGAACTTTTCCATATGCACTACTGCCCCATCGGGAAGCATCGTGGCGTGTGTACGAGCTGCAAGCAGCGCGCGAACCCACGTACTAGGTAAGAGCCTTTTTAAGAGCTCGACACTAACACGGTCACTAGCTTCCTTCATATCAAGAGTGACGTTCTTCCCTGACAAGGAAGACTCTAGAGCGAGTGTGCGATTTACCTTTTGATCGGTAAAATTCACATACCCGCGGGTTAAGGGGTGCGTTTCTATGGTTTTCACCAAGATTCGCATTAGTCCCTGTTGTACCCACTGGTACTCTAGAGGTTCACATGATATGAGCCGAGGTCCACGGGAGTCCTTGGGGACAAGCACTACTTTCGCAGTGCCGGTCTCGAGTTCTTCCATGGATTGGTACCGATCAAGGTGGTCACACAGATGAGTGAGGTTATAATGGAAATACCGATCATAAGGAAACACAGTCGCCAGACGGCGATAGTATCTCTTAAAGATTGGCTTTTCATTTGCCCGCTCACCAGTGGCGACTGCCCCGGGTCCATGACGAGGGAAAAACCTCTCGTCATCCAGTGGATCTGTCCCGCCGAGAACTCTACAAATGAGAGTTCGAGCGTGAGCGATGACCCACTTTTGGAACGGAGTAGCCTCAAGACTAACTGTCTTAAGACTACGATCAGTATCGATGAACATTTGAATGGTTTCATTCTTTTGTTTCTCGGTTGGTGGTAGGTTCAGCTTGTAAAACAAGTAGAGAACCTGTCTTATGCACCTTATTGCCTGGGGGGACGCATCACTGCGTTCCCTACCAGCATCATCGAAGACCAATTTGAAGTAGTCTCGCATAAAGCGGGGCAACTTCGAGTCGTCGCAGGTTTTAAACCCTTTGACTTCTAAGATTTGGTCTTTCGCGAGAGCCTCATCGAGGCTCTTAGCGAGAGAGGGCAACGTTTTTGTCAAGAACGTTATCCCCTCATTACGAGTCCGGGATCGAATTTCTTCGATATCTCGGTCACGCTCGGTGTCTGCTTGATTGCAGGTGATAGCCGCATCAATGATGACGGCACTGATAAGCCCCACATAGAAGGGGGTGTCAATATTGGCACCCTCTGTGGGGTGGCTGTTATTCATGTCCATGATATATATCTTGGTATGTGATCCAGCTAGTTGCAGTGTGTTATCATCGACGTCCCAGGTTATCCGACTAGAACCGCGCCAAACCCCAACACTAAGCACTTGCCCACTTAGAGAGCCCCATAAGGGATCCTCGCGAGCAAGTGCCGTGCTGGTCGGAAGCTTTTAATTAGGCTTCCTGGTTCAGCAACTTGGCCCACTGACCTGTCGTCAATAAGACGTCAAGCAGCGCAGCCATGTTGTTGGTCAGTACCACATCGGTGATCGCCCCGCCAGA